GGCCGGGGACCCTCTCCCCCCGGCCACCACACCACCTCTCTGTACACTGTACAAACGGAACGGAAAAACCTTGAGCAAAGAACTCACAATAGAAGAGAGAATCTCCCGCCTAGAAACCGAAGTATTCGTGGGTGAAACAGGCGTAGGAAAAGCGGTAGTTGGGCTATATGAACTGACCCATAAACTCCTGCAATTAATCGGGGATCACGCCCACGATTCGTCCTTTAGGGACAGTAAACTCATGCACGAAATCGGCCAATTGTACTCCGCTTTGATGGGCGACAACGCCGACGACGACAGCGCAGACAACGTGGTGGTGCTGCACCCGGACGGGCCGGAATCCCCGTGACTGTACCCCCCATGCCATGCCATGGACCCGGGAACCCCGCTGGGGTTCCCATGCCATGCACCAGCCATGCCATGAGGGGATGCTAGGATGCCTGATGTGACCAACGACCGCATCGTCCTCCGCCAATCTTGGCTTGGAACTCTCGCCATGTGCCCTGAACGGGCACGCCAAGACATGCTGGGGATCTCCGCCAACACCGAATCGACCTCCACCGCAATCGGATCCGCTGTCCACTACGGGATCGAACAGTGCCTCGTTCAGAAGATGCAAGCGGGAACGCCACTGAATCTGTCCGACACGACAGATGCTTCGATGCAATGGTGGAACGAGAACAAGAACAACATCGTTCGGTGGAACCACAAAGATGGCGAGCCGGAAAAGATTATCGAACTCAACTCGGCGGCATGGTGGAAAGAAGTCATGCCCGATGTACACCCCATCGCAGTCGAATGGAAGTTTGAACTGCCGCTGGTGGTGGACCACAAGCCAGAGATTTGGTTGCAGGGAACCATCGATTGTGTCCAAGAATTCCCGCTGCCCATCATCGACTGGAAGAACCCGGGCAGCAAACCTCGCACGGAGTGGGAGAAGAAGCGGTGGTCGGTACAGGCCGCAGCGTACACTTGGGCCGTAGCGTCACAGGCTGACAGCGGACTGACCGAACCGCTACAGTTTGAGTTCGTGCATCTAGTAAAGGGCGACGTTTACCGTACCCTAGTTGATTTTGGACCTGCGGAGTGGGCTAGTCTGGTCGCTTTGGCCCGCTCTGCAGGTACCCTTATAGCCGCAGACCTGCCAGTATGGCCGTTGAACATGACGGGCTGGCACTGTGCCCCCAAATGGTGTGGGGCATGGGCTACATGCAGAGGCAGGTTTGCGGGACCAGATCCATGGAACCAACTATAGAAAGGTAGACCCATGGCAGCAGCAACAACAGCAAAGAAAACAGAGAACACCTTCACGGTGTTTCGCAGACAGGTTACTCAGACGGGTGCCTACGAACCAGCGGAAGCATCCTGTTCCGTCACCATCACGGTTGACGGCGACATGACGCAAGACGCTATCGCTGAGCAGATTGCCGAGTGGGGCAACACGCTTGAGATGGCGAACTACGAGGCGCTGGGTATCGGTTACGAAATCACCGAGCAGGGCATCCGGAGGTTGGACAAAAGCGTTCCCGGGAATACAGCGGCTCCTGCCGTGGCGGCGCCTACCCCGGGGCCTGCGCCCCGAAGTGCGCCCGTCGTCGGAGGTAGCGGCATGTCGGACTTCTGGACCGACCTGATGAACAACCAGAGCGGCTGGTGGCCCCCCAACTGGGAGAAGAAGTTGGATCCCGCCGCCGCCTTCAACAAGAAGGGTCCCGACTACAAGCGCCGGGGCGATGGTAAGGGCATCTGGTTGACGAAGCCCGACGGTTCCTCACAGGTACCTGACTGGTTCGTCTGCCCGTTCACAGGCAAAACCGCTGACGAACTGGCCTCCATCGGGGCGCAGATCCGCGGCTAGTCTTTGTACACTGTACATAGATCATGGACGTTCTAACCCCTGAACAGGTAGCCGACCGTCTCGCCGCAGTCCATGACGGTGAGGCGGTCGGTTCCCCTTCGGATAAGAAAGCACCGCGCCGTTGGTCAGCGACCACGGCAGTCGTGGACAACCTCGTCGGGTTCATCCGCAACCCGGCTGAACGCTGGTATCTGGGCTACCCGGAGATAGACCTCGCCACCCGCGGCATCGGCAAAGGTGAAGTGCTGCTGGTGGTGGGGCGCAGCCACACAGGCAAATCGCAGGTCCTGCTGAATGGCATAGTCACCAACCTGATAAACGACCCGTCGGCCCATGTCGTGATCTTCGCCATGGACGAGCCGCGGGAACTGGTCGTGATGAAACTGTTCTGCCTGCTCCAAGGCAAGTCTTCCACGGAGGTAGAGGAAGCGATCAAGGCTGGCGACAACAAGGTTTTGACGGAACTGAAAGAAGCGGCCTCCAGCGAACTGTCCCGTGTCGCCGTGGTGGACGACTCGTTATCGCTGGAAGCGATGTCGGAAGTCATGGAAGAGGCCCGCCAATGGTGGGGATGCAACCCGTCGTTCTGCATGATGGACTATCTGGAGTTGCTGCCCGGCGGTGACGCTGACGCCACAGGTGTGACCTCCAAGGCGCAGGCCGTCAAGCGGTGGGCGAAGTCGCAGCGTGTACCCATCGGGCTGGTTCATCAAGCAGGCCGGGGGGCGGGACAGCCGGGGCAGGCGGCAGGTATCCACGCCGGGCGGTACGGCGGTGAACAGGAAGCGATCTTCGTGCTGGAGGTTTACCGCAAACGGGACCGTGTCGACCTGTCCGACTGGGAGAAGACCTACCACGCCAACAGTGTGAACCTGAATCTGTGCAAGAACAAACGCACGGCACGTTTGTTGGATCAGATCTACTATTTGGATCCCGAATGCGGGCACGTTCACCCGTACTGGGAAGAATTGGTGCCGGGCAATGGATGAGATCGATTCCCAAGTCGTGTTCGACTTTGCGTTGCTGTTCCGTGGCGGCAAGGTAGCCATCGATGACCCCGCCGATTCCAAAGGGTTTCGTCCATGGCAGACAGACAGCGGCGGCTTCGTCGCCGCCGACGGCAAGGATTTCTTAGAGGTAGTTGAAGATCACCTGCTGAGGGAACCAGCCATCGGCGTGTACCCCCTCTTCCATCAAGGCGACGGGTTCAAGGTACATTGGGGGTGTGTCGACTGGGACTCCGGGCTACAGGAGTCCTTTGTCCACGCCCGTAATGTCCACGAGGTGCTGCGTCAGGTGGGGATCACCTCCCATGTGGAACGTTCACGTTCCAAGGGCTACCACCTGTGGGTGTTCTTCACGGAAGAGATGCCAGCGTTCGACGTACGCACGGGGTTGATGGCAGCGTGCAATGTGGTCGGGGCACCCACGAAAGAAGTAAATCCTAAACAGGTTGAACTGTCGGATCGTGGGTGGGGCAACGGGGTGCGTTTGCCCTACGGGAAGAACCGTCCGAAGGGTGGTCATAACGAGATGACGAACCCGGATGCCACGATCAGCATGATCCCTGTGCATGCGTTCACGAAGGCAGCGATGGAAAGTCTGGTCACCCCGGAGGCGTGGGAGGCCGTCACAGCCCTGTACAGCCCTCCTGAGGCCCCCGTCGGGGACGAACAGATGCCAGATGACACCACCCACGGTGTGGACCTCAGGGGGCTTCCCGGGGCGATTAGGAAGAACGGCCCCCGGACGACCCCCGACAAGCCGCACGGAGACAGGTCCGCCACCTTGTTTTCTTTGGCGTGTGCCATGATTAGAGACGGCTATGAACTGAACGTAGTAGCCGGGGAACTAGAGGGGGCAGACAGGGACTGGGGTGGCAAATATGCGCGGCGACCCGATGGTCGCCAACGGCTATGGAAGATGGTCTTAGATGCCAAGAAACTGGCATGGGAACCGAAAGGATAAAGAAAACTATGACACCTTACAAAGTTCACCTAGACAATTGGACCGTGGCATTGTATGCCACGGATGACAATCGGTTGACATTTACAGTAAACAACAAAAATGAACCAGACCACTACATGACACGGCTAGTCGGCAACGTGCAGTTGCGCCGCTACCACCTTGGGGACATGTGCGCTGGCAACCTGAAGCCCTCCCCCTTTCCCACCTATCGGGAAGGTAAGCCGATGTCGAAGGAAGCAATTCTTGCCGAACAAGGGGCAGGATGAAAAGTTATTCCGTTCGGATAGACCGCCGCCCCAAGGTGAAGGCGCGTCCGCGCCACACCAAGAAGGGGCATGTGTTCACCCCGAAGGAGACGCTGATAGAGGAAGACTATGTGGCTCAGGCGTGGCGTGACCAAGTCGGTGAACAGATCGAAGGCCCCGTTGAAGTAATGGTAGTGTACAGTCCGTCATGCACGCTGCTGACTGTGGTAGAGTCTCCGCACGACGCCAGAACATTGCGTGGAGACTTGGACAACTACATAAAACTAACATTGGATGCACTAAATAAAGTAGCGTGGGATGACGACAGCCAAGTGGTCCGCATAGCGGCAGTGAGGGTAGATGAGCGAAAAGACTGACGACACCAAGTACCAGAACTTCGCAAACAAATCGTGGCAAACACGTTTCGACAAGATGGGCGACGACTCCGAAGCAGCGTTCGAACGCAACAGCGAAGAATGGATCCGATACGGGCTGAACCGTCCACCGTTCCCCGTCGGTCGGCTACCGCTGGGAATACGGTACACCCCTGACTACATCTGGGCAGGCAACTACCTCGTGGAAGTACAAGGCTGCTCCCCCCGTAAAGGGGTCAAACTCAAGTGCGAAAAATATGTAACCATCGAAACGATCTGGCACCCCCTGCTACCCGTCCTGTATTTCTTCTGGGATTCAACCCGCGAACTACACACGATAGCCACGCAAGAAAAACTGCGTCAACTAATTAAAAGCGACCAAGCAACCATCGGAACCTTCAAAGACCCGGGCGGCGAAAAGCCGTTCTGGCAGTTGAAGACAAACATGTTTGATTGGACGCCCGATGGGGACGCAGCGCGAATTTCCGATTGACCCCCGCTGGCTTAGCGGAGACAGCGGAGCCGAAGAAGAAAGCAACTGGCTACACCGCGCCCTTCGCAACGCGCTGCCCGCCGAAGGACGCTACGACACCGACATCGAACGGATGCAATGCGAACGCCCCGACGGCATCCACCCCTCCAGCAACCCCACCCTAGAAAACACGTTGGAAGTCAAAGAGATACTGGGTGCAGCCATCGAAGCGTTAGAACCCGAAGAACGATGGATAGCAGAACGGCTACTCATCGAAGGGTTGTCGCTACGCAAAGCCGGAGCCGTACTAGGGTGCCCCAAAACAACACTGGCACGCAGACGAGATGCCATCCGCGTCAAACTAATCAGGGCCGTGGCAGGCCAACCCGCCATTACCAGACGGTTAAGGCAAACAGAAAAATCTTTAGTCCTCTATAGCGAGACACTGTCTCATCATCCCCATTAGGGATGTGACCCACACACCGAAAGCGGCCTGCGCCTCATCGACGCCGTCCATGCCCGCATAGAATGCGGCCAACAGGCACTCCGCTTCCTGCTCGTTGAACACCAGCAACAAACCAAGGATCCCATCCGGCGACCACTTGGCGTGCGTACCGTCCGTCGTGTCGAACAGATGCGCCGTTTCCTCCAACTCGTAGAGGATTTCCCGCTCAACCTCAGCGCCCTGAGTTGCTAGGAACTCGGTCCACTTCGCATCCAGTTCAGCGGCATCCACGACTACGACCCTACACGGTCCCGGGCGTACGTCTTGACCACCGACAGGGCCGCAGCAATTCCTGCCACCGCCGCTGATCTCGCTGATGCCAGTTCCGACACCATGAATACAGCCAAAAATGCTTGGGCAAACGTCCACGCTGCCCGTTCAAACATGTTGCTCACTTCTTCTTCCCCTTGTTAGATCGTTTAGAATGGTCGTGCGCTATGGCAGCCGCCTGATCGCGAGGGTAACCCTCGCTTATCAGCGTGCCAATGTTCTGTGCAATAGCGTTCTGACTCTTGCCGCGCTTCAACGGCACGACTAATACCTCGGCCGACGCGGCTTCTTCGGAGCCACCTCAATCACGCAGCGCCCTACGGGCACCACTGCGCGACTGCGAACCAACATGCCCGATACCGCTGCCAAGCGTGCTGGTCGTGACCAACACCTGATCGGCCTTCACCTTCTTCGGAGTTGAACCATCCCTCATGATGCCCTACTTCCCGAACGGTCGGCCACCAAAAGCGGCGTTTCCCAAATTGGTTGAACGCAGATACGCCGCAGCCTTGGCAGCCTTCTTCGACATGTCCCACATGTTGAACGAAGACGTAGAATTGTAAGGCTGGTCATCCTGCGACCCGAACGTTTCCTCAAACGTGGGACCGTACCCTTTACCTCGTGGCATTATGTTTCCTCACTGTAAGAACAGGGCAGAAAACGTGTGAACGTCAACCACCCCTGTTGCCTTCAGAAATCCCTGCGACCTCTGAAACTCCTTCACCGCCTTAGCGGTCTTGCGCCCAAACACACCATCAGCACGCCCCGGCTTAAACCCCCGGGCCGTCAAACGGGCCTGAACCAGCCGCACGGCATCACCACGACGCCGACGCGGCCACCGCCCCAAAGGCGACACCGTTATCTGCTCCCTCAAGTCACGGAAATAGGCGGCAATCCCAGCCCAATCGGCATCCGACTGAGCCGCATCGACCGTCATCCCGGCCTCAACCCAATTCCCCAACCAATCCCCCGGACAGGTCGTAGACCCCTTACGCCGATGCGTAGACAACCACAAATGATCCCCAAACCGCTGCGACGCAGCATTGGTTACAATCTGGAACGACTCAAGAACCTTCTCTCTAGGTTTCGCATCGCCATGGCCCGTGTAACAGACGGAGATGGACTTGGCGTTCCACCCCTTAGTGGCACCACCGCGTGCATCCCAGCCTCGTCCTTCAAAGATTGTTCCTGTCTCATCCACCAGCCAATTGTAAGCAACACCGTCCCAGCCCTTACGCAGATGGTGGCCCTCAAAGGCCACCACCGCCGCAGTCCCCTTCGGGCCATCCTTCACCGCCGAATGGTGAACCACCACGCCCTTCACACGGCCCGCACGCAACGGCGTAAACCTGCCATTGCGGGTTGCAGGCGGCTGCGCCCCCCATTGGCGACGCGAAATGAACTGCATACTAGAAAGCCCCCGCTGTCCCGGCATCAATGTACACTGTACAAACCTACCTTCGGGGCCGTTCCAGATCTAAACGATCCTGCCTCGTCATCTCCCGCTCCACCCTGCGGCGTACACGCTCGTTGCGCTGCTCCCTCGGGGTATTCAACCTGAGGCTCACACCACCAAACATCGACATCACCGACTGAATCCAACGAGACTGCGTCTTCTCATCCTCTGGAATGACCCGACGCAACCGCCCAACGAACGGCATCATGTTGTCCAACACCGCCAAACGGTTGTCGTACATCATCCACTCACCCTTACTGTTCTTCTTCGCCCACCCCAAAGCCTGAGCGGCCTGCATCAACCCCGGAATCATCCTCGTAGCCGCAGGCACAGGCACATACTCTTCCCTGAAAGGAATCCCCTCAAAGACCCGCTTGCCCGCCCAATACTCAATCGGGGTCTTCAAGAACGGTGTCGTAGACGAGAACATCTGCTCCATCACCTTGCCATAACCACGCTGCGTCGGATCAAACTTGAACAAATCCTGCAACGGAAAGTCAGGCTGCGAATAAGCCTGAGCGCCGCCGATACTGAACGGCAACTGCAAACCGAAACCCTCCATAAAGTAGTCGGGGACTGTACCCTCACGCTCTTCACCCAACTCTATGTTGCGACGCAACGACATCAGACGGTTGAACTTGCCCGGGCTGTTCGCCAAGAAACTCATCTGCAACGGCAGATTGTTCCTCGTCCAAGTGTAGAACGGGAACACCCTCTTACCGAACCTGCGCTCCGCCTCCGACAAACCACCATAGTTGAAGTGCAGTTTGTACGTCATCTCCAAAGCGTCATCCACCGAACCACCCACCCGGCGCATATACAAGCCTGTGCCTAAACGCATCGCTTCCTCAGCGAACGTGTTCGCGTGGCGAACCCCGGCGAACATAAAGAACCCGGCGTCCATCGGATTCATCCGAATCCGACCCGAATACTTGGAGTTCTCCTTGGAACCCCACACCCAATCCATGCGGCTGGTACGCCCAAGGTTCACATCGACAACGGATGCGGCCTGACCGCCCCCATGAACACCCAACTGCACCAACTCCAACGCATTCGCATACTCCACGTTGCCCGGATTATCAGCAACCAACTTCCTGAATCCAGCAGCCAAATCCCCGTTGCCTGCCTTGTACGCCTTGTCGATCAGCCGGAACGTTCGTGGGACTTCCGTCAACGGGATGTCCGCAAACCACATGTTCGCCATCCCACCAAAAACGTTA